TTGCCTTCCGGAGTTTATCAAGAGAAGGACTGATGTTATACCCCAGCTCAGTATGAACCAGACTATTGGTAGCCACATGAATTTGTTCATCTCTGCTGATGTCTGCACTTACTGTTCGCATACCAGCGTCACCATTAAACCTAAAGAATGGTAGAAGAACGAAGAAAATCGCACGCTCGGCCACCATCGCTTTGGTGATCGTGTGATCAGGATGTGCCTCCCACGCAGCCTTGAGTTTGAGCGCTTCAGCTTCAGCTTTCTCATCAACGCCGTAAGCAGAGGCGATGTAACCAAGTGCCAGGTCGTGGTTCTCTTCGTCGGTGACATTAGATCGCAAGAGATCACGCGATGCCTCTGGTACTTCAGTGGATAAAGCATCAGTAATAAAATCTCCCACAGGTAGTTCCATATGTCGCAATGCAAGAGCACGGAAGATCGCTTCTTCCGCGCCTGCTTTGCATGTACCAGCACTCACTTGTACTGGTGTCCACTTGCGCTTCCGCGCCATTAGTTTTTGATAAGGGTTCATTCTTGACAATCACATTGAGGTTCTTTAAGAAGACCCTCCAAGTAATCGTTGACCTCAGTTTCATCCAAAGCTGCATATGCGCTTGACTTATCCTGTACGTCGCCCATCACTTGAAGGGAGTAATAGAGGGAAGTCTGAGGCGATTCAAGCCACTCTTCAATAAAGGACTCATCCATGGTGACCATATCTGACCACCAGTTCTGTGAGTATCCGTGAAGAAGTCCAGTCCTATCCAACAAAATCATTATGTTATCGGATACTTTTTTGAAAGCCTCCCATCCGACAGCAGAGGCAATCTCTACGTTTCCGTAGTCATAGGTTTGTACACCAAAGGTACCGCTGTCACGGTCAACTGTGGTGGCAATAGGTGGAGCAATTTCAGGGGTGGAGGTGTAACCATCAACGTCCTGTGAGCGGTAGCTACAAGACGCTGTGGGAGCGATTGCAAAGGCACGGACCATGTTGTACTGCCTAGCAATTTGAGCAGCCGCCTCGATACCATCACGCAGTTGTTTAGCAAGCTCAAATGCTGGAGATGCTTTTACCAGTCCTGAATTGAGAGATTCCAGGGCGTCTCCGAATTGCTTGTAGGTGATTCCGTATCGCCTGAGAAGGTTAGCGAGTCCGAGCATCCCAAGTCCGACTTGACGGTCGGATTCAGGCTGGAGATATTCTCCTGTATCGCCGACACCAGTACTAGCGTGGAGGCTGCACAACTCCGACATACCCTGAACGAAAGCTTTTGGGATTGTGTCGAACTCACAGGCAGCGAGATTGATATGTTCAAGCAAGCATGTTCCGCGTGAGCGCAGGTAAACTTCAAGGCAGACGTTTCCATAAATGCGTTGTCCTTCATTGTCATACTTAACTTTGTTTAGCCATACATCACCACGTTTCATGCTGTTGAGCAGCTTGACACGGGTGACAACATCCATTGCTTGCCACCACTCATCGTTGATGTCTACGCAACGCTTAACCCACGGGAGTTGTTCACGTGGAGTGTTGATAAATTCTTCGATGTCAGGATGGTTAGCATCGAGATGAAGAACAATAGCTCCATTCTTATACTTTCCACCACGACGAAGAACTTCATTCAAAGTAGAATAGATCTTCCCGAATGAGACAGGACCAGAGGCAACAAGCCCTTTGCCATTATCGTCTCCTTTGGGTCGGAGTTTACTGAGGTGGATTGCAACTCCTGCTCCATTTCGCAGGGCGTGTGATGCGAAGCGCCAGCTGGCTTCAATGCCATCTGGTCCTTCCATGGAATCTTCAACTACAAATACTGTGCACGACACAGGGAGACGGCCATCGGGATCATCAATCCACGATTGGACACGTCCAGTTCTAGAGATAAGTTCAGGCATTGACGAGATCGTTCAAAATTGGTGGTTGATAATTTGGTCCTTTGAGGACCTTGCCATCTACACGGCGGATTGGTTTACCGTCCAAACCAAGCTTGGACATGTTTGATTTATGGACACGATCAAGTGCTTCCTCTAGATCCCATTCCATATTTTCAGCGTATTGGAAGCAGACATAAACAAGATCTGCCAGTTCCTTTAGTTCATTTTCGTACGGTTCATTCTCAACCGCATCAAGAAACTCTTTGCATTCTTCAGCGATCAAATCCCGTTGCATAGTCCGGTTGTCCGTCGCGTTCGGGATCCCATACGCTGACCGGAATTCGATTGCTTGATCGCTCAGACTTTTCGATCTGCAATGTGCAGTGGTGGAGTTCATTTTCAAGATAGTGGATAGCCTTCTTAAGGTCTTGAGTCTTTGTGTTATTACTTTTGAAACCGGCTCTGCAAATATATTTAATAGCATTGCCAAGATGATAGTTGAGGTCTTGGTCTCTAATGAAGTCCCATACTTCTATTTGACCTCTGGTGTAGTGGCTGGGTGATTCGGCCATTGCTTAATGAGATTAGTGACAGTATTAGATAGAACAAAGTTCTGCTTTTGAAGAGCAAGAAAGACCGTGATCAGATCTTTCTTGTCAGCATCAGGTAGTAGATCCTCTATCCTTCTCATCTTGAACTGCTGCTCCATCGTCAATTCTGTAACCGGCGGTGGGGGTCCAAGGAATGACTTGTCTGTTGATTTGGTCATAGTCATTACAGGTAAGAATTCGTGCAAGACGTGCGTTCATCAATGCAGCATCTTCACCGAGATCCTTACTTGCAAATGCTTTCAGTACTGTCTCCCAGCTGTAACCGTCTTCATCAAAGAGAGCTACTGCACGCTTCACACCAATGCCTGGGACACCGCTATAACCATCTGTTTGGTCACCAGCAAGTGTTTGAATCAGATGCCACTTGGCACCCTCCTCTGGTGTGACATGAATCGTTTCGTCTAGGTTGTAGACACGACCAGGAATCTGGCGCATGTCTTTGTCAGGACTAACAATGATGTTGCCAGGATTAGCTGTCGCGTAAATACCCATAGCATCATCTGCTTCCAGTTCAGGCAACCGGATGACTTCGTATTCGTTTTTAAGTTGCTCAATAACTCTTCGATAGCCACAGGGCTTTTTACGATTCCGATGTCCCTTGTAATCGGGAAAAATTTTCTTCCTAAAATTCTTTGAGTCACTGAAGAATAGAATAAGCTCAGGTGTATCCCACATGAACTCGTTCTTGATTTTATTTAGTTCTTTTAGAACGTTGTTGTACGCATCGCTAAATTTACTGGTAACAAGGATGACATCATCACCCCAGTCGATTTCTGTTTCAGCAGCAGCGCAGGACTTATAGACAATAAAGTCTGCGTCTACCAATAACTTCATTCAATGAACCTCCGCCCAGGTTGTCCCGATTTTGGCTTCTGCTGCAATTGGGAGTCGGAGGTTGTAGTACTCACCAGCCGCTGCTGCGCTGAATACCAAGGATGTTGATAAGTCTTCTGCGTGCTCTTTGGCACACTCGAACTGTAATTCGTCATGTATAAATGCAAGCTGTGATGCACACAACTTTGTTTGGTGGATAATTTCGTCGTTGATAACAAGCCAACGCTTCGCGATAACACCGGCTCCTGACTGGAGTAGGAAGTTAAGGCATTTGTGAGGACTATCAAGAATGATCTTCCGACCATCAATAGAACTCACCCAGCCACGTTTAGAAGCAGCATCGATTGCTGATAGCAGGTCAGCCATGCCAGGAATGGCTGCAACGAATGCTTCTCTAATCTCTGCTCCTTTCTTTTTGGCTTTAGATGCAGAGAGTTGTGGGTCATAACTATGACCTATCTTTTCGTTGCCTGCGCCATAGCACCAGGCGTACGTGATTGTTTTAATCTGTCGCCGTGACACACCCACTTTGTCAGCATTGACTTGGTGGATGTCACCATTCAACAGGACATCAGCAAAGTCTGTGCTGTACCTAGATAGGTAATGTGCGAGCATTCTCAGCTCAATACCACTAAGGTCAGCACCAACCATCACCTGTCCAGGCGTGGCTGTAAATAATGCTCTGAACTCAAGATCACTAGGAACTTGAGCCAAGTTGGGCTTACGATGTGCACAACGATGTGTCGCTGTAGCAACTGAACAATGGTGATGAATACGATTATGTTTCGTACACAGTCTCAGCCATGCGTTCACGCCGTTCGACAGCATCCCAAGCATTTTCGTTACCGTCAAACATCTCGCAAACATCGTAGAAATCTCTGATCCAATCTCGGTCAGAATAACTTCGTCCACGATAGGCTTCCCAGTAGCTGTCATCTGGGTTGGCTTCCAGCCATAGTACGTTTGCAATATCCATGAGATGTGATCGCGAGAGGTTGGGTTTAGTTCTTTGAGTCGGGTGAAGGAACATTGTTCAATAGGGATTAGCTCACCACAATGTTCATGTTTTTCTACTAATCCAGTGCCTTGGATGTAGCCGCTAGTTTTGTTATTTCGTTTTGGAGTGAAGCGACTTCCTGCGACGTAAGGGTGTCGCGTGCGAAGTACTTCTTCAAGATCTTGAAGTTCTTGTTGGAGAGACGATGCAAGTTGCCATGCAGACCGCTCATCGAAATACCATCCATGTTGTTCTTGCTTAGCTAGTATTTGTGCAACCTTGTGCTCTAACGCGACCCACTCAGGTAGGGGTGGAAGTGTTCGCATAATTTGCGTGTAACGTTTACATCTTGTATGCAGTAGTCCTGCATTTCTTTTGACCACTCTTTCCAATCAGTGGTCTTCCCAAACTCACCTTTGTATTCACCTAACCTGTAACCATAGGATTCAAGCGAGTGTCTACCTCGTAGTTGCTGTGGCATTCGGCTATTGTCTAGCCGCTTATCTACTTCGAGCATATTCGCGTGATATAGCCTCGACAGAAGTAAGGTGTCAATGACCAAGGCTTTGCACGAAAACCACGGGTAAATTTTTTCAATAACTGGAATGTCATACGAGATAACATTATGACCGCAGATAATATCTGCTTGTTCAAGCAGCTGTATCCCACGAACGATCGGCTCTTCAGAACCCTCGTCGTTAAATACATACGTCTCATTAACCTCCGAGTCGTGAATGACCAAACAGTGAATACGGGTAACATCATTTAGAAGACCGTCCGTCTCCAGATCGAATACCAGCATGTTTCCAGATGTAAGTTTTGTCGATAAATTGTGCTTTTTTAATCATCTCCTCAGTAGGAGGATTAGGACGTTTAAAAATCAGTTGACGGGTTGAATTGCTTTGCTTCATAGAACTTGCACTTTTCTTTGTCGTATGTCAGTTGGCACGCGATACCAGTTTCCCCAGTAAAGCGATTCTTAAGGACTCGCACTGTCGTATCAGCGTGTTCATCTGTACTCTGCTGATCCCGTTCGAGTCCGATAACTGCGTCAGAGATTTGACTAATGCTGTGACTTCCGCGCAGCTGTCCAAGTGATACTTTTGCTCCATCTTCATGTCCTTTGTCGCCTTGTGCTCTACGTAAGTGGGATACAAGGAACATTGAGATGCCAGTCTCTTCACACAACGACCTAAGTTTGGTCATTGTGGTGTCGATCATCTTTCTCTCATCACCGTCTAGACCAGACAGCAGAATGCTGAGGTGATCTAGAAATACAATCCTGCAGTCGAGTCCTGCAGCGAGATACCGAATTCGGGAGATGATGTTATCAGGATCAAAAGAACCGAAGCCATCAAAAAGATAGAGGTTCCACTGAGCAAGAGTATTTTGATAAGCCTCGGTGAGATCAGATCGTTCATGTGTTCCTATGTGAAATTGTTTTCCGCAAGCTGAGGACATAAGTCCTAATGCAGTGCGTCGGTTTGACTCTTCAAGTGCCACGTACCCAACCCGCTCCCCTTTGGAAAGAAAGTGGGTAGCAAGTTCACGACAAAGCGAGGATTTGCCTTGCCCTGTACCGCTGGTGATAGTTACTAACTCACCTGCACGTACACCTTGTAATTTTTCTTGTAATCCTGGGTATGGATACTCATGAATACAATCCTGTTGAGGTTCGATTACAAGTGAAAGTAAAGACTTTCCATCGACAATCCCGTCAGGCTTATATGGTTGAGCATTCCAAATAGCTTGACGTACCGCCTCAAGATTATTGTCTTGTGCGGCATCTGAGGCGTCCTTATAGCCTTTGAGATCAGCGATCTTGACCTTGCCAGGTGGCAGTACGCTTGCCGCCTCCTGCGTCGCCTTACGGCCTGCATCATCGTTATCGAAGAACAGGACGACTTCATCCCAGTTCTCAAGCCATTCGTAGTTGTGTTTGATTGATTTCTTTGCAGCCGCTGCGCCATACGGGAGTGACACAGCTTCCCATGTCGGGAACGCTTCTCTGCACGTAGCAGCATCAATCTCACCTTCGCATATAACCATTCTCTTTCCTTTGTGTCGGAAGAGATGTTGGCCGAAGAACCTCCCATCTGATTCTCCTTCGTATCTAAATTCTTTGTCTTTTGTCTTGGTTTTTATCCCAACAATTCGTCCAGAGCTATCTCGATAATGGAAGCATAGGATGTCTCCGTCAGCGGTGATGCCATATTCCTCGCAGACTCTCTCAGAGATTCCTCTTCGAGAAAGTCGACGGGAAATACCTCTGGGTTCCATGTAATTTTGTCTTGCATTGGTGGGTTTGTGATTGTGAACATTGCCGTCTCCGCCTTTCCAGGTGTGACAAACAAAACAGAAGGTGTGTCCATCGGTGTACAAACTATTGCCATCAGATGACCCACACTCTTCACAAGGTATGTGTCGTTCAAACTCGCTGGTCATATCAACCAAGCAAGTGGAATGTTGGACCATGTTGTCCAAGGTATATTCAGTTTTTCGCAGTACTTGGCGTACGTCGTCTTAGATTTTTTGCTGATTTTATTAAACGGTGCTTGAAACACCATACGAAGATCTATGTCAGGATTCTGTTCTTTGACAGCCTTTACCTTCCTACGGTCAGCACTATCCCAATAACCTTTGCATTCCAACCAGACCCCGTTTGGAAGAACGAAGTCTGGCGTATAGGAATGTTTGATTACATACGGGACCTTGGTGCTTTCGTATTCATACTTGACACCTAGCTCGACAAGAAGGTCAGCGACCTTCTCCTCCAGCCCAGATCTGAATGCCATCTACATTGATTGATTTTTTGATGTAAGAAACGCCGCGATACTTCAGTTGCTGCTCACGACGAGCAGCGCTTTGCTCACGGACCCGTTGACGAAGTTCGACTGTAGGCATGATTAAACATTGAAGTACCTAACCCCCGTTCCATGGTTAGGCGTCATGCGTCCCGATTGGGATGAACGTACGTTTCTTATCCGATTGCTGGTGCTTTCAGCGCGACAGGGGTTGTGTCAGCTGATGCAAGATCCAGCGGGAAGTTATGTGCATTCCGCTCATGCATAACCTCAAAGCCGAGGTTGGCACGATTCAGAATGTCAGCCCAGGTGTTGACCACATGTCCTTGAGCTTGGATTGATTGGTTGAAGTTGAAACCATTGAGGTTAAAAGCCATGGTGCTAACACCGAGAGCTGCAAACCAAATTCCAACCACCGGCCAAGCAGCAAGGAAAAAGTGCAAGCTGCGGCTGTTGTTAAAAGAAGCGTATTGGAAGATAAGACGACCAAAGTATCCGTGGGCAGCCACGATGTTGTAGGTCTCTTCCTCTTGTCCAAATTTGTATCCATAGTTTTGACTAACCTCTTCCGTTGTTTCACGGATCAGACTAGAAGTCACTAGGGATCCATGCATCGCGCTGAACAGGGCACCACCAAAGACACCAGCCACTCCCAACATGTGGAAGGGGTGCATCAAGATGTTGTGCTCCGCTTGAAACACGAGCATGTAGTTGAACGTCCCAGAGATTCCAAGTGGCATACCATCCGAGAAGGAACCCTGACCAAATGGATACACCAAGAAGACTGCAGTAGCAGCCGCGACTGGTGCGCTGTAAGCGACGAAGATCCATGGCCGCATTCCTAATCGATAGCTAAGTTCCCACTCGCGTCCCATGTAAGAAAAGACGCCAATGAGGAAGTGGAAAACGACGAGTTGATATGGACCCCCGTTGTAGAGCCATTCATCAAGTGTATTAGCTTCCCAAATTGGGTAGAAGTGAAGTCCGATGGCATTGCTGCTCGGAACGACGGCTCCCGATATGATGTTGTTTCCATACAACAAGGAGCCGGATACTGGTTCTCTGATTCCATCAATATCGACAGGTGGCGCTGCGACGAACGCCGTAATAAAACAAATGGTTGCGGCTAGAAGGCATGGAATCATAAGGACACCAAACCAGCCAACGTATAGACGGTTGTTAGTGGACGTCACCCACGCGCAGAAGTCCTCCCAGGTGGAAGACCTCTGCTGTGCAATAGTTGCAGTCATAGCGGGATTAATTAATTACCTGAACCTCCCACCCGCCGCAATTAATTACTTTTTCTTAGCTGTCTTAGCAGCCCGCTTGAAGTTAGATGCGGTGGGCGCACCTTTGCTACCAGGCTTTCTCATCTTTTCTCCACTACCACCAGCAATACGCTTACGCTTGGCGTGGATGTTTGCATACAATCCAGGTTTAGCCATTTAGCATTTCCATTTACGAAGAGCAAGTGCTTTACGGGTAGGTCTACCTTTGGAATCCTTCATTGGACCCTTGACCCCACCCATTCGTGCACAGAATGATTTTTTACGCTTACCGCCACCAGGCTGTGGAGCCTTGAGGTTTGATCCGGTCTCACGATTGTATTTTTCACGGCCAGCTTTTGTCAGTCCTCCGGTTCGGGACTTGTGCTTACCGATCTTCAGACTGACATTGTTAGCCATTACTTTTTCTTGGTTCCTTTCTTAGGTGGACGGCCTTTCTTTGTACCGTACGTTCCTGGTCCTTGTGGCATTACCAAACTCCGGGGATAATTTGTCCAGTCAAGGCATACGCACCTAGCGCAGCCATGACACCTAGCATTGCCAGGCGTCCATTGAGCATTTCTGCTTTTTCGTTGTGTGACACAGTGTATTTTTCGTCGAAGGTCATAGGTGGTTCAGAAGGCCAGATTTGAGTGTCATTCATCAGAAGTCATCCTCTACGGTTTGAACATTCGGATCGTTTGCTTTGAATCCTTCTGTCTTACCGAACAGTTGTGCGACATCTTCCGGTGCCATGTCACCAGTATCAACACTGGCATTTCCGTTACAAGTAACGACCTGCACACCAACCAACTTGAGAGACGTGCCGTAAGTAGTCTGATCCTTCAGTACATAAGGCTTTTGATAGAACGCAAGTTTTACTTTGCTTCCAGAGTAGACTGGTGTACGAACATCAGTGATAGGTGAACCTTCCGTATCGACAACAGGAGGTTTAGTCTCTTCGTTCCAGCTGAACTTGACAATATATTTGTCTTCAGCAACTTCTTCCCAAGGCTCAGGACGAAGAACAGAACGCTTGGGATTCTTCAATTTCGACTCAGCCCATTTGAGTGAATCGGTTCGATCATCTTCTAGTTTATTGATCAGATCTTGATCAACTACGGCTTTAAGTGAGTAGCCATATTGAGACGGTTGCATTACTGCCTGATAACCTTCAAGGATTACAGGCTCTTCAGTAACAAAAGTGTTTCGTGCCATTAACAAAAGAAATATGTAGATTCAATTACTGACTCAGGTTGAAGTGTGTCAATAATCGGTGGTTCAGATTCAGCGCCAATCTGTTGCGCCCAATCTGTTAAGTAGTCATGCTCCGCAAATAAATACATGTATGTTTCACGAATGATCTCTGAAAGAGCATCCATGTCAGTAGCACGACAAAGTACCGAGTCGTGTATGAGGGAAATCGGAGCGTTGAAGCGTGTTGCAGATAAGTGAAGTAGTGACGCATCAAGCGAGTGGATTAGGTTGGGTGCGGTTGCATTCTTGTGGTGGTTTTTATCAACTTGATCTGTATGACCGTCAGCCACCTTGATTTGACAACGTCCTAATAATTGAAGCTCGATTCTCTTTATGTCTTTCTTCATTAGCTTTTGTGTTACCACAAAGCCTGAAGGTGTGACCCAAGAGAGTTCAGTAGCTCCTCTATCGATAGCCGCGGCCACCTCAGATTCAATCCACTTCATTACACGCATAGGACCAGGAACAATGACGTTCATGGCATCACGTACAGCTTTGACAACAGCAGTGAGATCTTCCTTTTCAACTTCTACACCTTTCTCAGCTAATGCTTCGCGGATATATCCTCGATTACTGAAAGGTTTAGCGTTGTAAGGAACAGTCATCACTGTTCTTTTTGTTGTCTTTCTGTCCATGTACGGCTGTAGATGAACAGGTACGTGAGGTTTAGCTTCTTCAGCTATCACCTTGTAAGCATCTTGTGGTCTTTCACTGGGAATGACATTGACCAACTTTGCTGTGCTTTTATCTCTTGCCAATCCAGCGAGAATTTGTAGCCCACTGCATGTAGCATCAACGGCGACAGGCAAGTTAGTGTACTTACGAGTACGCTTGATGACACAATGATAGTATTCATCACAGGCAGCAAGGAAAGTCCAAGGCTCGTCAGCTCCTTCCCATTCAGGTAGGTATCTGATTGGATGTTCTGCAATACGTGTAATTAGATCTAGGTTTTCAAGCGTCCATGTGAGGCGTTCAGTAATGGTGTCTTTTGTTCTGCCATATGTAGTGGCACATTGAAATGACAACCAATACTCAGCCGCTTCTGTCATCGGCGCATGATTGTGAAACTTTAGTAGTGATTTACCAAAGTCTGTATCTTGTGGTGTGAGAAATGCTGGGATTGGATAAGCTCTTCCACGGTAGTCAAATGACCACGGAATGAAAAATTTATCTACATCCTTAAATCTTTCCACCGCATTCATTGTCATCCGTGTTCGACATGACTTTTTGAATGCTTGTGCGTTGATATTACAAACCTCTGCTGCCCTCCTACGGTAGTCCTTACGGGACTCCGCATTGTTTGCGATGTCTACAGGCTTTGGTGGCAGAGGTATCTCAATAATCGGAATGAATTTTCCGACTTGCATTTGTTGTCTTTGTAATGTCTCAGCGACCTCAACAATGAACGGGTTCAGGGTATAAGCAACTTTTTGAATCCGGTTAAGGAATTCAACGGGTTGTTCTCCCTGTATAAGGGAGGGGTTTCCCCGACGCACCATGTCGTAGCCGCGCATCACCTCATTGAGGATGTATCCGCCGTGCTTACCTTCAGGTGTCCAGTCATTCGGCTCGACCAACATCGGCCACGCCAACGGGCTGAATAGCTCCGCTTGCGCCATAATCTCGTCCTTAACGGATAAGAACTCAGGCGTAGGACACACTTCATTGATTGTTTTGCGTCCTTGTCTGCGAAGGGTCTTCGTAAAGTAGTTACTGACTTCACAAATGCAGTCCAGCAACCAACCCCCAAGCTTGACCCTGCTGGTTTGATTCCAACCTTTCCAATAGTCAACGTCATAACGCTTCATCAAAGTTTTGATGACCGTGACCTTTTGAGTCGTTCCTATTGAACGGTGAAAGTAGTTGTCCTTTAAGGTCTTAAGAAGACCAGGTACGTTGCGTTCATAGTGACGCATCATGCACTCATTTTCGACCGCTTGACCAATTGCAGCGGTCACATTCGCGACTGTTGATTGACCTGGCTTGACGCTAAATACCTTGTCAAAGGTTACTTTTAAAGTAATAGCTGCGGCTGCTTCGGGTTCAAGATCTGCGAGATATTGAATGATTTCAGCAAACGCAACTCCTGCATTTCCTTGTCTTATCCGAAGGTGAGTGTCTTGAATACGTGCAACCACAAGAGGGAGCAACTGATCAATAGAAACAACTCCGTAAACAGAAGCACTCGCATAACTCTTCTCTTCAAGCTTGTAAGTGTTGTCTCGTAGCTCTTTTAAACCTTGTCTGATTTGCTCTCGTTCAAGAGCTATTTGTTCATCAATCTGTGCTGGTGTTGGCAATCAATCTCACGGTAGTGTTGTCATTAGTCTCAAACTTCTTCTTAGTGCAATCGTTTGCTAAGTGAAGAAGTCAGTCATAAGTAAAGGCCAGGGTTTTACCCCTGACCTTGTCCAAAAGAACGTGATA